ACGGCATACGCCGCACTCCGCCCGCGATTGAACGGACGGGAGTGGATCGCCTATTCCACCTACTCGCACCGCCCCGAGGCGGAGCGGTTCCACGTCGTCGTTCAACTTGCCGAACCCGTCAAGGGTGAGGACTGGGCGACGCGCTATGACGCACTCCGTGGGGAGTTTGGGGTCGGGGATGTCCTCCGCGCCCCATGCCATTCGTACTTCGTCCCTCAACATCGACCGGGGGCGGAGTGGTTCGTAGAGGTCGGGGGAAGGGGAACGGAATGAACAGGTGGGAGTGCGAAGGGGACGAGTGCGATCGGACGGTCGGACTTGAAGGTCTGTTCCGGGATGGGCCGGTGCATTGGGCGTTATGCCCGAGGCACAAGGCCGCGATGGAAGCGGACGGGGCAAGGTTGATCCCGGCCGATGAATCCGAGAATAGCGACGAGGAGGGAACCAAGTGAAGCGACGCGCATTGAAGATCGGAACATACGGGAAGACGGGGCGGGAGTTTTACCGACTCCAGGAACGCGAGGCGGCGTATCATCGCGCGAAGTGGACGATCATCGTCCTCGTGGTGTTCATCCTGGCCGTGGTCGTCGTTCGGGAGGTGATTGCGTGAGCGCATCAATCTCAAAGGCGATCGACCCGAAGCGAACGGGGATCTCGAAGTCCCTCATCACCTCGACCGCCCTATGCAATCGCAAAGGGTGGTTCGCGGAGAAGATTCGAACGGCCGATGGTGGGCGACTCCCACTCATCGCGCCGGAGCGGGTGGCATTCGGGGCGGCATTGGACGAGGCGATCCTCGAGATCGTGGTAGCGATTCGGGAGAATGCCCCGTGGGATCTCCGCACCGTTCACCATCTCGGAGTCCAAGCGGCCATGACGCGCCCCCATCGGGACGACATCGATTGGGACAAGTTCAAGTCCGATCTGTGGGTGGCGTTGGAACTGTTCCGCTCGGACATTCTCCGGGAGGGCACGGGGGAACCGCCGTTGATCGACTTCCACGGGGCACTCGTGCAAGGCATCAACGGGGATTCAATCCGCGTTGAGACGCGCGCATTCGGGACGGTGATCGGAACACCCGACTTCATCATCTCGGGGCGCACACGGGGCGACGGTCGGGATCTGGTGTTGGACTTGAAGTCCGGGGCGCGTGCCAAGTCGGAGAAGGATCTCCGTTCGGCGGAGATGGCGTTCTACGCGTTCCTGTATTGCCAGAAGTGGGGCGGGGATCTTCCAGACGTGGGCTATCTCACCTACGTTCGGACGAAGGCTCCGCGGTTCCAGTTCATCACCGGGACGGCGACGGCCGACCACCTCCGAATCGCGGAGGCATACATCGCAACCACGAAGTCCGTGGTGGCGCGCGAGACACCGGAGGAGGTGGGGTTCACCACGTCATTCTGTGGATCGTGCGAGTGGAACAAGCCGAACCCCGAAGTGGGGTTCGATGGATGTTCGATCGGCCTATTGATGGCCGTCGAGGAGGAGGCAAGCAATGGCGGGCTTTGATCTTTCAAACTACGTCGAGGTCGCGGATCGGCTTCGGGAGTTTTACGAGAAGCACCCAGGGGGTCGCGTCATCACATCAATCGTTGAACTCACCGAGAAGCGGGTGGTAGTGAAGGCGGAGGTCTACCGCGAGACGGCCCACGAGGTTCCGTCCGGGGCGGGACATTCCGCATTGGCGATCCCAGGGATCACGCCCTACACGAAGGGAGCGGAGTTGGAGAATGCCGAGACGAGCGCGATCGGGCGTGCCCTGGTCGCGGCGGGATTGGCATCGAAGAAGATCGCATCCGCGGACGAAGTACGCGCCAAGCGCACGGAACAACCCGCGGTGGTGTCCGTGGTGGGGGATGCCCCCGAAGTCGCGTCTCCGTCGCCCGTGGAGGCCTCTACGCCCCTCGGGGCGGATGACGCGATCCGATTCGCCGCCGAGGCTATGGGGTTCGTGGCCGGAGACCAGGCGAAGGGAATGTCGGTCTGTTGGAAGCACAATCGCCCGTGGAAGTTCAAGACTGGCGAGACGAACGGGAAGGCGTGGGCGTTCTGGAGTTGCGGCGCACGTGATCCCGAGGCACGCAAGGGGTGGTGTGATGAGAAGCCATCCCCGTCATGGATCGCATCGCAAGAGGCGGGACGATGACGGCCGAGGCGCGCATCGAGGAGATCGTTCAAGCGTACGAAGAACTCACGGGTCGCCCGTCCGGTGCGCGGGTGCGGTTCGTCGGAGGGGCTTGGAGTGGCGAGGTGTATCCGTCGAGCGATCGCGATCACGCGACGGTGATCCGTGTTGATGCTAGGACATTGGACGCGGTGATCGCGGCGATGGGGGTCGCGGTGCTCGCATTGGCGAAGTCAGAGGCGCGCGTATGAAGGGACGACCCTGGGCAAAGTTTGATGTTGGAACCCCCAGAGATCCGAAGGTGGCGACGCTCACCTCGGACGCGGCGCGATGGGCGTTCGTGGTGGTGATCCTCGCGGCCAAAGAGCAAGACCGCCCCGGAGGGTTCGAATCAATCGATCACCTCCACGCGTGCGTCTCGTTCTCGGTCGCGGCGAACATCCCCGAACTCATTGAGAAGGGGCTCCTGGCCGTTGATCCCGATGGCGGGATTCACGTTGCAAAGTGGACGAAGTACCAGATCGATCCGACGAAGGCGGAACGTTCCGCCCGGTATCGGGAGAAGGTGAAGGCGATCCACGCGCCCCGCACGGGGACGACGGAGACGATCGCGGACATTGTGAGGAGGACGGTTCGATGATCGAAGCATACGGCTATCGAGTGATCATCACCCCCGAAGTTCGGGAACTCGCCCGATCGTTCTATCCCGTCGGACGGGATCATTCACGGACGGACTTGGGCATCGAAGCCCCAATCGTGGGCGCGTTCGGGGAGGCGGTATTCCGCACCGCGGCGAAGGAGATCGGACTGGCCGAGGAGTACGTCGGGGATCGGGTGATCACTCACGACTTCGAGACCCCGGTGGGGATGATTGAAGTCAAGACCAAGGCGACCAACTATCGCCCCGGACCGAACTTCTACGCGGGGATCTCCGCGTCCGCATTGGAGTTCCAAAAGGCGGACCACCTGGCGTTCGTGTCTCTATGGCCGAAGGCGAACGCGGAAGACGAGTGGTCGTACCAGGAAGGCTACGTCGTCGGGTACATCCCGCGAATGGACTTCGTTGAACGCGCCAACTTCGAACCGGTGGGGACGATCATGGGCGGTGGCCGTCCGTCTACTCGCGAGATGTGGACGGTTCGATTCCACGAACTCCTCCCGTTCACTTCAATCGCCAGGGCGAGGAGGATCGGATGAATGCATAGCGTCCCCGTTCCGTCCACGGGACGGAATACTCCGTCTCTTTATTGTCCCGCATCACGGACGAGACTAGAGATTAGAGATTAGAGATTCTTACTTATAGAAAAACATGGAGGAAAAAATGGCGAACGAAATCAAGAACTTTCAAGCGATCCCGATGTTGATGGATTCCCAGGGGCGACCATTCTTCGAATACCTGGTCTGGCCGTACTACGCGGAGGCATTCGCGACATTGGTGGAACGCCAGAGGGCATACGGTCCCACGAACATCGCGGAGGCGGGAGTGGCGGGCGTGCTTGAACAAGCACGGAACAAGATCGAACGGGCATCCGCCCAACTCACCGGACGCGTAGAGGCGGGGAAGATCATCCTCGACCCGATGGACGAGGCATCAATGGCCACCTTCCACGATTCGTTGATGGACTTGGCGAACTACGCGATCATCACGCTCGCCCTGGCCGAGGGCAACTGGACGCGCGACATGGTGCTTCATCCCGATCGCCCGGCGCGGCCGTGGGGGATCGATGTTGAATGGATGTGGGAGAACCCCGAATGACGATCGCACGGTGTCGGGTATGCCGAACCCCGTTGGGGATGGTGTACGAGGTGGGCGTTCAAGCGGTACACTCGGACGCGGACGTATGTTCCCGCGCGGCGGGATTAGGGAAGGAGGACAACATGGCGGACATCACAACTGGCGAAGTCCTGGACGCGATCCGGGCATTCGTGAAGCGGACGGGATACGCGCCCACTGTGCGGGATCTCGCGAAGGAGTTGGAACGCGGGCATTCGACGATCCAAAAGGCGATCCTCGAACTCGCGAAAGACGGCAAGATCAACCGCACCCCAGGGGTGGCACGGGGGATCACCGTGAAAGGGGGCACGCGATGACGTACGAGGGACTCTGGATTCCGTTGGGGGAGTTCGTGTATCAAGCGGCGGGGGATGCCGACGGCGTTCGCCTTCGCGTTGAACGCGGATGCTATGCGAACGGGAACACGGCCGTCCGTGCGGTGATCACGGACACGGGCGAATCGTTCGCCACGTTGTCGTCCAACACGGATGAACAACTTCCCGCGGGTGAGTTCTTCTTGAAGTATTGGTCGGAGAATGCCGAGATCGCGGACGTGTTCGCCCGCCTCCACTTCGTGGAACTGGTGCACGTTGAGCAACCGTCCGACGGGTATCACGCCCCCGCCCTCTATCGGATCATCGGGTAGCATTCACCAATGGCCGGTGTGAAGAAGACGGGCGGCGGACCGCGAAAGGCTCCAGCGTGGACCGTTCGCGCGTGTTCGTCATGCGGGAACCCAATCGACAAAGGCGCGGATGCTTCGCGCCTTCGGACGGTGTGGTGGGTGGATTCCGCGCGACGTTCGGGCTACACGTGGGTTCACCGTTTCCACCTATTCGCCGGAGGCAAGTGATGCCCATCTTCGAGTTCGCTTGCGCCAAGTGCGACACGATGGAGACCATCGTTCGGTCGTTCAACTCCGACACGGTTCCGGTGTGTTGGAAGTGCGGCGGGAAGATGGTGATTCAATGGAGCGCGCCCGCCGTCCTATTCAAAGGCGGCGGATGGGCGAAGAAAGATCGCGCCCCGAAGGGTGGCGCATGATGGGCAAGATGAAAGACCTTGCGATTGACGACGCGAACGCCGCCAAGTCCCGACGCGGCCGTCGCGCTCGGGCACGCGGGAACTCCTTCGAACTTGAAGTCGCTCGTCGTCTCGGTGGCGGCGCACGCCGTACGGGGTGGATGGGGACGAAGATCGACGTGGAAGCCCCGGGATGGATCATCGCCCAGTGCAAGGTCGGGGGTTCGTTCCCCGAACGGATCGACGGGTGGTTGAGGGCACTCCCAACCCGTGCGGATCAACTTCGCGCCGTGATCCTGGGCGACTCCCCAGGGGCGGGCGGCAAGCGCCGAACGCTCATCGTGATCGACCTGGATGACTTCGTCGCATGGTACGGCAACCCGGAGGCAACAACCGATGAAGCGTGAACCCCGGGTGAAGACACGGGAGGACGTGATCATCGCGCTTCATGACGCACGCACCATCGCCGAGCGCACGCTCAAAGACGCACCCGCATTCAAACAAGGGTTCATCGAGGCGATGGATGTTGCGATCGACATCGTTCGGGCATTCGACGGGATGAACCGTGCAATCGATGATCGCCCGTTGGAGATCCGATGAGGACCTTAGCGGCGGCCGTTCTGTCGTTGTCCGTCGCCGTGGGACTCCTCACCGTCCACGTGGTGGCCTCAACGCCCAACGCTACGCCCTCCCCAACCCCAATCCCGACCATAGAGCCAACCCCCGCGCCATCGACCGCGTTCCCGACCCTAGCGGGGTTCGCGACGTTCTATGACGCGACCCGCAACCACGCGTGGTTCACCCAGTCCCCACGCAAGAACGCCGCCAAGTACCACCAGGACGGCGCGCCGTTCGTCTACTACGCCGCCGCTTCGCCCCAACTCCGCGCGGTGCGGATGTTCAAATGGGGGTGGGAACCCTATCGCGTGATCGTGTCCAACCCGAACACGGGGATCGCGATCGTCGCGTGGGTGGTGGATGAATGCGCTTGCGTAGGCGGTGCGCTCATCGATCTCGCGCCCGTCGCATGGAAGGAGATCTCCGGTGGCGCACCCTTCGGGCGTGGGATTCAACCCGTGATCGTTGAGGTTCTCCCCTAGTTCGTTGAATCGCGGTATCCTCCGCGCCTATGGTTCAACCAGATCGAACGGACAGGGATCAACGTAGCGCGGCCAACCTCACCACCCCGGAGGCGAAGATCTTCGTGGAGATGGTGCGACGTGCGCGCGGTGATTCGCGCGCGTTGTCTGGGGTCGCGTATGCCCACGAATCGCTCGGGCTCCCCACCTCGTGGATGCGTGAACGCATGGCCGGGCGAATCCGCGTGAAGGCGGGCGACCTGGAGATCCTGGAACGCTTGATCGAAGTCGCCCAGTCCAACCCGTATCACGGGAAGACGGTGATTATCGCCCCCGAACGATCCGAAGCCACGTCCGCCGAACTCCGAATGTTTCGTGTGTCCGTCCGCAAGATGTGCCGTGAATGTGTGGGCGCGGACACGGACGAGGCGGCCAAAGTGATTGGATGCCCCGATCGCCAATGCCCGCTTCGCGACGTGTCGCCCTTGTCGCTGTGCGCGAATCCGATTGAACACCCGGAGCGGTGGTAGGCTTTCACCGAGGGCGCGCGGTCGCCTCCGTCGTCGTCGACGATTGACGGAGTACACGAGGGGTTCGACTCCCCTCCGCCTTCACCACCTCCGCGGTCGCCGTGCCCGTCGTCGCGCTGGCTTCTCCGACTTGAACGGTGGTGGGTTCTCCCCGTATCGCGCGGCATAGAGTGGCCGAGCCGAACGGTATTCCATCGCCAACACCCGATCCGCGCGACGGCATCGGGCGGGCGGAAGATAGGCGCGGTGAAGTGCCATCAACGCAACGGCCCACGTCTTCGAGTGGTAGTCCTCGACTACCAGGTGGGCGAGTTCGTGAAGCGCGGTCTCCCGGTTCTGTCCACCGCAGAAGGCGATCCAATGATCCTCCCATGATGCCTCGGCATCGAAGCACGCGATCGAACCCTTCGGGTGGTGATGAAGTCGAATCTCCTCCAGGTTGATTCGCTCCGCCTTCGCAACGCGCTTGGCGAAGGCAAGCACGGGCGACCAGCGGCGGGTGGCCGCCTCGGGCTTATCATTGGGAACAACAACACGAATCACGGGAGGGATTGTATGCGGCGACCTTGCATCGAGTGCGGACGACCATCCGAGGGTTCACGGTGTGAAGTCCACGCCCTCCCCGACCATCGCAAGCGGGCGGGCTACGGCTACGCGTGGACACAACTATCCCGCGAGATCCGGGAGAGGTTCCCCTGGTGTGCCGTATGTGGCACGGCCGGCGTTCCGTTGCACGTGGACCACATCACCCCCCGATCGTTGGGCGGGACGGATCACCCATCGAACCTTCGTCCCCTGTGCTCGCCATGCCATCACCGCCACGGGAAGACCCGTCGTTCGAGGGGGTTGGGGTCTTGATCCTCGGGGGGTTCCGACCGCTACATCCAACCCCGAAGCGCGCGTGCGCGCGGATAGGTTATTCGAGTTTGGTGGGACGAACCGGTTCGGTGGGCGGGCTTGACGGCCGTCGCGTACGGGCGTACGATTGAAGCAGATCGGGGAAGTCCCCCGTGAACAATGGAGGGAATCATGAACAAAGCAACGGCGAACGCAATCAAGATTCGGGATGCACAATGGAAGCACGCGGAGATGATGGGTCGGAAGTACGGCCACTCGCACGCCGCCGCCCGATCCGCCCGACGTATCTGGGCGGTCTATGTTGCAATGGTTGAACACCTCGCGAACGGTGGAACCAAAGCAACGTTCAAACTCCCGTCGTCCGATGCAATCGCAACGGTGGCCAAGTGAAGACGCGTACCGAACGGGACTTCGGTTCGACCCGTTGGGGATACGGGGCGGCGCGGACATACATCACCGCACGCGCCCGCCGTCGGGCGGACGCGGCCATCCTCCGGGCGGCGAATGAACTTGGTTGGACGGCGCGGGAGTTTCGCCGATGGAGCCAATCAAAGTTGGGGCGATGGTATGGCGACCTATTCATCGGCAACGCCCGAGGACTTCAAGGCCGGCGAACCGTCGTCATCGCACGGGAGTTCTTGGACGCGGCCGCATGGGTTGAATACAAGGCGACCATCGGAATCTAGTCCGACCGATTGGCACGATCCACGGGGTGAGTTATGATCCCCGCATGAACACCATTGGAGGACAACCCAAAGCGTTCCGGTCGCGCATCATTGGCGCGGGCGAAGAGTCGCCCGACCAGTTATTGGCGAACCCCGCCAACTGGCGTGGCCATCCCGCCGCCCAGCGCGAGGCACTCGCCGCCGTATTGGATGAAGTTGGATTCGTCGCTCCGGTGATCGTGAATCAACGGACAGGGCGATTGATTGATGGACACCTTCGGGTCGAGTTGGCGATGACGCGCAACGAGGCGCGAATCCCCGTGTCCTACGTTGATCTGTCCGAGGATGAGGAACGCGTGGTGCTCGCAACCTACGATCCACTCGGGGACTTGGCGTTCGCCGATCCAACCCGACTGGGCGAGTTGCTCGCCGAGATCACGCCATCATCGAATGAAGTGGCGGAACTGTTGTCGAACCTGGCACGTGCAACGGGTGCGGATTCACCAGAGTTCGGTGCGGCCACCCTCGGCGACCAGTCCAAACTGGATGAGAAGAATCCGATCAAGTGCCCGGGGTGCGGCTATGAATGGCGGCCGTAGCCTTCGGGTTGATTGGTGTTCTCGCGAAGCGGCGACGTACGCGGTGGAGAAGTGGCACTACTCGCGCCAGATGCCCTCATTCAAACTAGTCACGTTCGGAGTGTGGGAAGACGGCAAGTTCGTCGGGGCGGTGATCTACGGCGGAGGCGCAACACCTAACCTATTGAAGCCGTACGGGCTCGGCCAGTTCGAAGGGTGCGAGTTGGTGCGGGTCGCCATGACGAAGCACAAGACTCCGGTCTCCCAGGTGATCGCCATCACGCTCCGAATGTTGCGGAAGGCGTTCCCTGGTCTCCGTCTCGTGGTCTCGTTCGCCGATCCGGGCGAGGGGCACTCGGGCGGCATCTACAAGGCGGGCGGTTGGGTCTATGCGGGGATGATGCGCGAGGCGCGGTACTTCAAAGTCCACGGCAAAGTCCGCCACCCGCGAAGCATTGGGCAACAAGGCGTGAAGCAATCAATCGATGCGGTTCGGGAGAAGTTTGATCCGTTCGCGTCCATCGTCGTCAAGGCTGGGAAGCATCGTTATCTCATGGCACTCGATGACGAGATGAAGCGCAAGATCGCACCGCTTGCCCAACCGTATCCGGCCGCGCTACAATCAACCACGCAAGCGCGCGAAGCATAGGAACGATGCAACCCGATTCCATCGGGGAGAGGACGCTGTGATGCGATCCGCGCGCTCCAGTTCCCTTGTGGCTAAACTCTAAGAATGGGAACACGTGGACCCGCTCCGAAGCCAACGCGACTTCGCCTCTTGGCGGGTGAGACACGGCCGTCCGTGGTGAACTACGCCGAACCCATCCCCGCGGGTGGGGCACTCACACCGCCACCAGACCTCCGCCCGGAGGCGCGGGAAGTTTGGGAACGGGTCGTCGCCGCCCTGGGTCCAACGGGCGTTCTCACATCCGCGGACAAGGATCTTCTTCGCCTATACTCGGAGGCGTTCGTTCGATACCAGGAGGCGGAGGCGATGCTATCGAAGACGGGTCCGCTCCTCAAGGGGCGCGACGGGAACTTCGTAAAGAATCCACTCCACCAGATCGTGCGCGATAATGCGGACGCGGTGAAGAAATACGCGCGGGAGTTGGGACTCACCCCGGCGGCAAGAGTTGGATTGAGGTCGGAGATTGGCGAACAAGCGAACTCGGCAACCGCGAAACTCGACGCGATCATCCGCGCCACCCGCCGCGCCTAGCACGGACGGGCCGTTCGTCGCGGAGTTCATCGAGACGTTCTGTCGATCATCCAAAGGCGACGACGCGGGGCAACTCATCGCGCTCCGCCCGTGGCAACGCGAGATCCTTGATGGATTGTTCGAAGTGCGGCCAGACGGTAGGCGGAAGAATCGCCGCGGGCTTCTTCTCCTCCCGCGCAAGAATGGCAAGTCCACCCTGGCCTCGGGGATCGCGTTGTTCGGGCTATTCCAGGAAGTCGGGGCGGAAGTGTTGATCTGTGCTGGGGATAGGCAACAAGCGCGAATCGTGTTCCGTGAATGTGCCCGCATGGTTGAACTCGACCCCGTGCTATCGAAGAAGTTGGTGGTGATGCGGGACGTGATTGAATACCCGGACACGGGTTCCGTGCTTCGCGTCCTATCTTCGGACGGATCACGAGCCGAAGGCACGAACCCATCAATGGTGATCTTCGACGAACTCCACGTCCAACCCGACGATCGATTGTGGTCCGCGGTGAACCTCGGTTCGGGTACGCGACGGAACCCGCTCGTGCTCGCGATCTCCACGGCCGGATCAAAGACCGATGCCCGTGGACAAGATTCATTGTGCTATCGGCTCTGGCAATACGGGATGAGAATCCAAGCCCGCGAAGTGGTTGATGAGGCGTTCTTCTTCCGATACTTCCACGCTCCCGAATCCGTCGCGTGGGATTCTCCCGAGGCGTGGAAGTTGGCCAACCCAGCCTTCGGCGACTTCCTCGATCCCGAGGACTTTGAAGCCGCCGCACGTTCGATCTCGCCCGTGGAGTTTCAGACGAAGCGATTGAATCGATGGGTGTCCACCACGTCCCAATGGCTTCCGAACGGGGCGTGGGAACGGTTGGAGACGGATCGCCGTATTCAACCGGGGGAACCGTGCGTGGTGGCGTGGGACGGGTCGTTCCAGTTAGACGCGAGCGCGGCCGTGGCGTGCACGTTGGACGGGTTCGTGGAACCGCTCCTCCTATACGAGCGACCAATCGATGATCCACATTGGCAAGTGGACATCGGGCAAGTGGAGCAAGATCTCCGCGACCTGGTGGAAGTTCGTGGGTTGAACGTGCTTGAACTATCGGCGGACCCGTTCCGATGGTCGCGTTCATTGGAGGCATTGGATCGCGAGGGGCCGTATTCCGGGAAGGTGGTGAACTACGCCCAATCTCCCGTGCGGATGGTGGCCGCGTGCCAAAGGGTGGCGGAAGCGGTGTCCCAGGATCAACTTCATTGGGGCGGGGTTCCCCACCTATCCGCCGCGCTCACGCGCCACCTCACGAACTCCGCCGTGAAGATCGATCGGTTCGGCCCGCGCATCGTCAAGGAACACCGTGGGAGCCCACGCAAGATCGACCTAGCGGTGGCGATGGTGATGGCTTTCGACCGGGCGCGCTATTATGCGGGCGAGGCGGACAAGCCCGCCCGGAGTGTGGAGTTCATCGCCTTATGATGTCGAACGTGTTGGAGATCGCGGGGTTCACGATGCTAGTATTCGCCGCGTATCTTGTGCACCCCGCGTTGATCATTGGACTTGGCGGGATTGTGTTGATGGCTATTGGCTACACACGAAAGGATAACAAGTGAGCATCCTCCGCCGCGTCCTCGGAACCGGGAACGAATCGCGCAACCTCAACGGGCTTGGGCTCCTACCACAAGCATTCGATCGCGCGCCGATCTTCGGCGGGACACGCGTTGATGAGAAGTCCACCATCGGACTCGCTTCGGCGTGGTCTTGCATCACTTTGCTATCCGACCTCATCTCGACAATGCCGATCGATTCTTACGTCCGAGACAACGGACAACGGCGGCCGTATCGCCCCGGCGGTGCGAAGCCCGCATGGTTGATCACGCCGCTCGCATCGGAGCCCGCGATCGGCGTTCAATCCGTCCTCTCGGAGATTGTCGTCTCGCTCTACGTGAACGGGAACGCGTTCGTCTACGCGCCGAAAGATCCCCAGACGTTGGAACCGTTGGAAGTCCGCGTCCTCCCACCCCAGTCCGTGGAGATCGTTCGAACTGGCGCGGAGGTGCGCTACGTCATCCGAACGGGCGAACACGTGAACGGCGTGTCGTTCGGTCCCGACACCGTGCTTCACATTCCACTCATCCGATTCCCTGGCCAGGATCGCGGCATCAATCCAATCGAAGCACTTCGCCGAACGATTGGGCTTGGAATCACATTGGAAGAATCCGCGTCCAACTTTTTCTCCTCCGCATCAACGCCCGCGGGCGTGATCGAAACAACGGAACCGCTCACGGCGGAACAGATCCGAAACTTGAAGGAAGGTTGGGCACGCGCGCACACGGGTTCCAACTCGTACTCCGTCGGGGTGTTGAGTGGTGGTGCATCGTGGAAGGCGTTGTCGTTCCGACCAGAGGACGCGCAACTCCTATCCTCCCGCGAGTTCGGCGTGGCCGAGATCGCTCGCATCTTCCGAGTCCCACCCGCACTCCTCGCGATGACGACTCCGGGTTCAATGTCGTTCTCGTCCGTGTCCGAACTCAACGCGGCGTTCATCTCGTACACGCTCCGCCCACTTGCCGAGAAGATTGAACGGGCGTTGTCCACCCTCATCCCGCTCCCGGATGCGTTCGTTCGATTGTCGATGGATGCACTACTCCGTGGCAACCTACGCGATCGCTATGAGGCACACCGCATCGCCGTTCAAGAGGGTTGGGAGTCGATCGCCGATGTGAGGCGCATTGAAGACCTATCCCCAATCGATGATCCCGCCGCGGCCGCGTATCGCCAACCACTCAACCAAGCCGACGCGGTTCTTGCCGGGGCTCGCCAGAAGGCGGACATCTACGCGCTCCTCATCGGTGCGGGTATGGACCCCGCCGAGGCGAAGCGGATTGCGCGGCTCTAAGTGCCACGCTATGAAGTCCGCGTGATCACCATCGGAACGGCCGCGGCCGCGATTGGAACGGCCGCGCCTGGTACGGTTCACGAACTCACCGTTGGGAACTTCTCCGCGAAGAAGGTCTACATTGGCGGTGCGGACGTATCAACGGCGAACGGGTTCCACTTGGAGAATACCGACCCGCCTCTATTGTTGAAGATCACGGACGGCGACATCCTACACGCGGTGGTAGATAGTGGAACGACAACGCTTCACGTTTACGACTTCGCGGTGGACATTTGATGAGCGCGATCATTGTCGATCTCGACGATACTCTGGTGCTATCGGGCGATCGCCCGAACGTGGAACTCATCGACGCGCTCAATAAACAGGTGATGTCGGGCGATTACGAGATCATCATCATCTCCGGCCGTAGCATCGACCGCCTCGAAGAAACCCGCGCCTGGATTCAAGAGCACGGACTCGCGGGCGTTGAAGAAATCCACCTCTCCGATTTCCCCGAAGGCCCGAACGCATCGGTCGCATTCAAACTCTACAAGGCGGAACTGTTGATCCAAGATGGTCGCGACATTGAGAGCGCAATCGACAACGACTCGGAAGTTCGTCGCGGATACGCCGATCTCGGGTTGGATGTCTACACGCCCGACGAATACGTCGCGGACGTTGATCCCGAGGAACGCGCCATTGATCCCGAAGGCTACGAGCCCAACGGCGACATGATCGCCGAGGCGAAGCAAGCCCTCGAATGGCGACGCGTATTCGGGCGCGGTGGAACCCTGGTCGGGGTCGCCCGCGCGCGGGACATCGCGAACGGTCGCCGCCTACCATTCACCACGATTCGCCGGATGTCCTCATTCTTCGCCCGCCATGAAGTGGACAAAGAAGCCACGGGGTTCAATCGCGGCGAGGACGGGTATCCGTCCGCGGGGCGCATCGCGTGGGGTCTATGGGGTGGGGATGCGGGTCGCGACTGGGCGGCGAGTATCATCAAAGCGGCCGACGATTCAAGGGCGGCCCGTAGCGTAGAGGACAAGATGGGAATCGAGTTCCGAACCGCGAAGGTTGAACTTCGCGCCGTTGATGCGAATGGGATGGAGTTCGAGGGGTACGCCGCGCTCTGGGATTCGCCGTCCGCGGACGGGACTGTCCCGGAGATCGTGAAATCCACCGCGTTCAATCGTTCCCTGTCCGCCGTTGATCGTGGCGAGTGGGACGTTCGCGCCTACCAAGATCACGATCCGAAACTCCTCCTCGGAACAACTAAGTCGGGCACACTCTCGCTCCGCGCCGATGCGAAGGGTCTCCTGGCGAAGATCAAACTCAACCCAGAGATCTCGTTCCACCGCGACCTCGCGGCCATCGTGAAGTCGATGGGGAATAGTCTTGGGATGTCGTTCGGCTTCTGGAACACCGCCGCCAACAACGTCAACGAAGATGGGGTCCGGGAACTTCGCTACGTGAAACTCGTCGAGGTCTCCGCTCTCACGGGACTCGCGCCGTATTATCCCGGCACGGTCTCCCTCGTCTCCGTTCGCGGACTTGCGGCGAAGGCGGGCGTGGACACGGACGAACTTCGCGACGCGGTGGCCGCACTCCTCGCGGGTGAAGCCACCCAGGATCACGCCGCGATGCTCGCCTCCGCGATCGCCGCATCATCCCGCGATGTGGATGGTGTTCCAACCAAGTTCCCAGGGGATGAACCCCTCGTCGCACCCGCCGAGGACGTCGCCCCAATCGCCGAACCGATTGTCGAACCGGTCGCCGAGGAAGTCGTTGAAGACGTTCCCGCGCGAGCCGTACCACGCGCAATCCGCGAACGCCAGATCGACCTCGCCCGCCGCACGGTACGATAGCCCTCCCAGATCGCAAGGGCGCGCGCGACTTCGCGGAGCGAACCACCGGGCGGGATAATGTATGCCCCCGCTTGGGGGAAGGAGTTTGATGATGAGCAAGGCTCTTCTCAACACGCTCCACACCGCATACCGCGTAGACTTCGAGGCCGCAAAGTCCCTCGTTGAGCGCGCCGCGGGTGAAGCACGTGATCTATCGGCCGAGGAGGAGGCACAGTACGCCCGCCTCAACGAGTCGATGAATGGAAAGATGGCGAAGATCGAGGACATTCAGAAGTCCGAAGATCGCGCCGTGAAGATCGCCGCCCTTGCGGAGACTGTTGAAGTCGCCACCGGGAAGACGATCGACAACGACGCGGATCTTCTCCGCGCTGTACTTGCCGGCGAGAAGCGTTCGGCAAACTTCGATCTTCGCGCACTCGCAACCGCAACCGCGACCACTCCGGTCTCGTTCGCGGACTTCGTAGTCGAGGCTCTCGTTGAGGGCAACGTCGTCTATGAAGGTGCATCAAAGATCCGAACAACGGACATTCGGAACTTGACTATCCCTGTCGTAGCGGGCACGGCTCCGGCCGCCGCCTTCGTGGGCCAGGGTGGAACTATCGCCGCCGCGGACCCAGTGTTCTCGAGCATCACGCTCGGTGCATTCAACGCCGCAACCCTCACGCTCGCTTCACGCGAGTTGGTGGACTCGGCTGGCTTCAACTTGGTTGAGTACGTGGGCCGAGCGGCCGGGCGACAGATCGCCCGACTTGCTGGGTCGGCTTGTACGCTTGGCACGGGCACGGTGGAGCCAACCGGCTTCATCACCGCACTCGCCGCCGCGTCCAAGACGACAACCGCCACCAAGGGTGGGACCGCGGCCGTCGCGCCAACGTTCTTCTCGGCGACCGACCTAACCGCGCTCATCTACGCGCTCGCACCTTCCTATCGCAACCCGAACACCGCGTGGCATCTTTCAACAACCGCGATCTCCAAGATCCGCCAGTTGCAAGACACCACGGGCCAGTTCATCCTCCAGCCGTCGCTTGCCGCCGGCCAGCCGGAGACCCTCTTGGGCTACCGCGTGAAGGAGAATGTGGACATGGCCGCCGTGGGTTCGGCATCGAGGAGCGTCGCGCTCCTTCACGAGCCTTCCTACTACGTCCGCGAGGCGGGCGGGGTTGAAGTGGCCCAGAGTGCAGATCGCTACTTCGAGTTGAACTCGATCGGCATTCGCACGATGTACCACTTCGACGCGAACCTTCCGGACACGAACGCCGGTCGCATCCTGGTCTCGGCTAACACCTAAGACCTAGCGCCCGCGTCCGCCTTCGGGTAGACTCGGAATGAACGAGCCCCTCTGGTTCGCCAGGGGGGCTCGTTCTATTAGGCGGCAATAGTTGGAGGTTGAACAATGCGAATCGCGTGGACATCGAACTCGCCTTGGTGCGGGACTGGATACGGCTCACAGACCGCGGAGATTGTTCCGCGATTGAAAGACGCGGGGCACGAGGTATCGATCCAATCGAACTATGGGCTTGGCGGTTCAACGATTGAATGGAATGGGATTCCCGTGATGCCGCAAGGGATCGACGGCTACTCCAACGACCTCACTCCCGCACAGATCGCGCAATGGATTGGGAACGATGGGAACGGATTGGGGATCACGTTGTTCGATGTGTGGGTCTACAAGGCTCCGCAATGGGACGAACTCCCGCTCCTGTCGTGGACTCCCGTTGATCACGGCCCACTCCCACCCGATGAGGTTCGCGCGTTCTTCAATCGCCCCGGTCGCAAGTGGGCACTCGCAATGTCCCGATCCGGTGAGAAGGCACTCCTCGATTCGGGTCTCCCGCGTGATCGCGTGTTCTATGCGCCCCATTCGTTCAACCCAGAAGTGTTTCATCCTGGGCTCTCAACGATGCGGCCGAAGATGTCGATCCCCTCGGACGCGCATCTCACGATGATCAACGCCGCGAACAAGGGGAACACGCCTATCCGAAAGTGCTTCCCCGAGATGATCCTCGCGTGGTCCACATTCGCCAATCGTCATCCCGACGCGTACCTGTACCTCCACACGGAGGTTCTCGGAATGGCCGGTGGCGTGAACATCCAACGACTATTGGAGCGGTTCAAGGCTCCACTCGATCGCGTGCGATTGGTTCCCCAGTATGAACTCCGAATGGGAATCGCCGCACCCGTGATTGGCGACCTATACCGGGCGGCCGATGTCGTCCTATCAACATCACGGGGTGAAGGCTTCGGGCTTGCCGTACTGGAAGCCCAAGCGTCGGGCGTTCAAGCCATCGCCACGAACTGGACCGCCCAGTCCGAACTCGTCGGATCGGGATGGCTCGTGGAGGGCGAACTCGAATGGGATGAGTTCCAAGGCTCGTTCTGGAAGGTTCCCCACACCGAGGAGATCCTCAACGCGCTTGAATCGTCCTATGCCTTGAAGGGCGACGCGGCGGCATCCGCCGCGGAGAAGGAGAAGGCGATCGCCCACGCCGCACCCTATGCGACGGATCGGGTGTTCGCCGATCATTGGGTTCCACTCATGGCGAAGATGGAGTCGCTCGTACGGGAACCCGCCAAGATCATCTCCCTCCCCGTGAACCGCGCCGCGCGGAGGGCGGGCAAGAAGTAGAATGCGGACGCGGTAGGATAGGCGAGCGCAATCGCGCCAAGATAAGGAGATACGCGTGGCGAATCGATACGATCTCACGATTCAACAGGGGGCGACGTTCTCAATCGTCGCAACGTGGGCGGGTTCCAACGGGTCCGCGGTGAACCTCACCGGATACACGGCCGCGATGACGCTCCGCGATTCATACGCGGCAACTGGGACGGTCCTATACCTTGCAAGCGGAAGCGGGATCACCCTGGGCGGAACCGCGGGGACGATCACAATCACCGCCGCGGCGACCGCTACGGCGGCACTCGCCGCACCTTCCACGGGCGTTTATGACTTGGAACTAACCACGGGCGCGACCGTCTACCGTCTCCTCGAAGGAGGGTTCACGATCACGCCAGAGGCGACAAAGTGAGCGTCACCGTCACCCCGATTCAATACACGGTCACCGTTGTCGATCAACTGGGCGGAACCGTGGTGGTCTCGCCTACCACCCAGACGATCTCAATCGCGTCGCCTGGGCCGCAAGGCGCAACGGGTGCGACGGTGGTCTCCGTCGCGGTTGGAACTACTACAACGGGCGCGCCAGGATCATCCGCCTCCGTCGCCAATAGTGGAACATCAACCTCCGCCGTCCTAGACTTTGTGATTCCTCGTGGGAATACGGGAACCACGGGCGCGACAGGGGCCACCGGAGCGGCGGGAAGTGCCGCAACGATCACGGTCGGGAGTGTAGCGACTGGAACCGCGGGATCGAATGCGGCCGTCACGAACGTTGGAACCTCTGGGGCCGCGGTCTTCAACTTTACGATCCCACGCGGCGATGTTGGAGCGACGGGAGCAACTGGGGCGACCGGAGCGAAAGGAGACAAGGGGGACACCGGGAACACGGGGGCGACTGGAACCGCCGCAACGATCACGGTCGGAAGTGTCTCGACTGGGACGGCCGGTTCGTCCGCAAGCATCACGAACGTTGGAACATCGTCCGCCGCGATCTTCGACTTCTCAATCCCGCGCGGCGATACCGGAGCAACAGGAGCGACCGGAGCGACAGGGGCCACGGGCGCGGCGGGGACTGGGGTTCCCGTAGGCGGAACGGCGGGACAGGTTCTCGCGAAAGTCAACGCGACGGATTACAACACGCAATGGATCACACAATCAACGCCAGGGACGGCGACAACTGGTGGAGTCTATGGAGTGACGACCCTCACGGACGCGACCGACTCAACCTCGACGACAACGGCCGCGACTCCCGCGAGTGTGAAGTCGTCCTATGATCTCGCGGCGGCGGCGGTCGCGGCGGACAACTTCCACCTCGCGCAAGGGTTCACGGCGACGACGATCGAGACGTTCGCCCGCAACGCAAGTCTCCCGAATAGTATTAGTTGGACTTCCACGGGTCGCGTTTACTTCGCAATCTTTACGCCCGTAAAGAACCTCACAATCGGAACCGCGTCTGTTTATTGTACGACTACGCCGACGACGACGACGACCGCGCGTATGGGGCTCTACACGTGGAGCGATGCGACGGGAACCGCGACGCTCGTCGCCCGAACCGCGAACGATGCGACTCTATTCGGAACGGCGGCAGTCGTACAATCTCGCGCGTTCGATACGACGGGAGGCTATCCCGCAACCTATACGCTCACGGCGGGGAGCGCGTATGCGTTCGGGATGATCTTCGTCGGAACGGGGAATCCTACGGTTGGCGCGCTCACGATTACGAATACCGCTCTCTCCGGACTCACCCCGCGAGTCGCGGCGCAGCGGGCCTCGCAATCCGACCTCGTGACGGTCGGATCGTTGACGGATACGGCTCTTCGTATTTGGGGGAGGTTCTCGTGACCGACGAACTCGCACCCGTTCCCGTTGAATACTCTCCGTGGGTGCTCGATCCCGCGTCGGGTATGCTCGTCTCGATCGTTCGCCGAACGGATACGGGCGAGGTTATCGGCAAGGCCGAACGTTCCCCAGAAGTTGAGGAGTAGACGATGGCCATCGTAAACGGATACACGGATCTCAACACCGTCAAGAACGCGCTCGGACTGGGTCCGACTTCCCTATCTCCCGACGACCAGGAGATCGAAGCCGCGATCGGCGCGGTGTCGCGCACCATCGACGACTATTGTGGGCGGTTCTTTTATTCAACCGCGGGGACGGTTTTATTCACCGCGTCAGATTATCTCTACGCCAAACTCCCTGGCGATTGGAGCACGGTGACGTCCATCACGATTGACGACGACAACAGCGGAACTCCGTCCGTTGTTCTATCCCCGACGTTGGACTATCGACTAGACCGCAACGACGACTTCATCGGGTGGCCAACGACTGGGATCATCATCACCACGTTCGGATCACACACGTTCCCCGTTGGAATCACGGAAGGCGTGAAGGTGATTGGCACGCGAGGATGGGCGGCCATCCCCGCGGCCGTGGCCCAGGCTTGCCTTCTTCAAACGGTTCGCATTCACTCCCGGAGGAGCGTGCCGTTCGGAGTGGCCGGAAGCCCAGACGGGGGGATCATCCGCCTTCTGTCGCGACTGGACCCCGATGTTGAGTTGATGCTCCGCCCTTATCGCGTCGCACGAGAGGCGATGTGAACGACGCAATCGTTCTTGACGCAATCGCCGCGCACTATCGCGCCGCAACACCACCCACGGGCGAGACGATTCGATTCGTGTCCGCGTATCCGGTGGAATCAATCCCCGCATCGCCCGCGATCATCCTGTTCGAAGGGTCGGATTCGGTCTCATACGGTGCGGCCAGTCGGAACACCACGATCCAAGTTCAAGCCATCCTCTACCTCCCGCTCGTGGAGTACGCGCGCCAATACGCCCGCACCGCGACCCTTCGGGCGTGGATGCGGGATTCACTCTTGGACGGTGTATTGTTGGACGGAACGGATGGGGTCGGGCAAGCGTCCGTCGTCTCGACTACCACGGACACCTCGGACTATGGGGACGCCCCGTTCATCACTATCACGGCTAACATTGAAATCACCGGGGTCGAGGCAATCGCCCCCACAGCGTAAGGAGAAGGAACAATGCCGGTCGCGAATAGCGGGAACATTCTATTCTCGGGTCTAGTCGGAAAGTCCGAGGGCACGGCGGGAACGTCGCCGTCGTTCGCATCGGGCGGCCGCAAGTTCCTGGTAGAGCCAACGGGCTTGATCACCCTCGGCCAGACGTGGGACCTCGGGGAAGATCGTTCGCTCGCACTTCGAACCCCGATCGTTGCAACGACCGCGACGCTCATCTCGAAGGAACCCGAACTCTCCGTCTCCGTTCCCGCCGTATCCATTGACGAACTTTCGGTGTGGCTCGGCATGACGACCGCCGCGAACATCGCGGGAACCGCCGCGCCGTACACGTGGACTTACGACTGGGCGACCGGAACCGCATCGAATAGCCCAACCTCCTATTCATTCATCTCATTCGATGCGCTCGGCGGAACCGCCGCCGGAGGCAACGCCTACCTCATGAACTACTGTCTCCCAACCGAGGTCTCGATCACCGCAGACCGCTCGGGGCTCACCGCACTCTCCGCATCGCTCTTCGCCCAGGATGTGGCCGCATCAACGGCGGTCGCCGCCGCCGCTACCGCGGTTCCGACTTCCAAGTTCTTGTCGGGTCGCCTGTGGAATGTCGCGACGGGAACGGCGTTGAACACGGGGACATTCACCTCGTACAACTACGCGCTCGACTTCGGACTCACAATCAACACCGGCATCACGCGCCAGGCGTACCTCGCGGGGACGACCGTGTTCTCAACGCACGCGGAGTCGGCCGCATTCGGTGGGGAACTTACGCTCACCGTTCAATCGAACAAAGCCGCGAACGATGCGTGGGTGCTTGGCTCCCAGAAGTTTGTTCGCCTATCATGGACAGACGGAACCTATTCCGCCACCATCTACGCTTCGATCATCGTCTCAGACGTTCAACCTATCTCCGGCAACGAAGATGGATTGACGACTATGGCCATCACGGGAACGCTCGCCTATGATCCGACCTCGCAGAAGGTCGTCCAGGTTGTCCTCGTGAACGGGATCGCCGCCCTCCCATAATCGGGCGGACATAAACGGAGGAGGCCGCAATGAGTGGCGCACGAACGGTTGATGTTGTTCTCGACGGCGAGTGGAACGGATGGAAGGCAACGATGAAGGCGGATGGAATCTCCG